GGCTATTTGCTTGGTCTTTAGGCATTGGTCTACCAGTTTGTTTATTATGTTGGTGGTATGAACGATGAATATAGATCCTTTGTATCTGTTTATTATAGTAACTATTATTGCATTACTAATGCATATTTGGGCCTTACTTGATGGATTCTTTAATGGAGAAGATGATGAATGATGATCAATTAAGAAATATAGTAAAAAAAGTAGATGATCTTATTGCTGAAGAATCTAAGAATAATGAAACACACCCACTTAATATTTTATCAATTATATTAGGTAGAATTTATACAACAAGTCAAGTAATAGATTGTGAGGATGATTTTATAAAAATATTGGAACATTGTCTATATAAATCAAATGATGAAGAGGTACCATTACATTGATTGAATTTATAGTTTATGTATGGTTAAATGTTCCCTATGATGGCAATCCAGTTATTGTAGGTAAATTTGAAAATTGTGAACAAGGTATGACACTGGTTGAAAATATGTATCCAGACGCAAAGGCTATTCATTGTATACTACCTGAATATACACCGCCGGGTGGAGTAAAATAGTGAGGGATGTTTATGATATACTCCAAGATCTAGCATCAAATAATTCACGTAATTATAAGATACAGGTCTTACAAGATAATTATAACAATAATGTATTAAAGACAGTTATTTTTAATGCTCTGGATCCATTTACACAATACTATATTAAAAAGATACCAGAGTATAAATCAAGAGGTAATGGTTGTTTAATGAAAGCAATGAGAGAATTATTTCTATTAAGTAATCGTGATAAAACAGGTAACGCAGGTATAGAGCACCTCACTCAGATTCTCTCCAATCTCTCTCCTACAAACGCGAAGGTTATTGAACTAATCATCGCGAAGGATCTGAAGTGTGGTGTCTCTATCTCTACAGTAAATAAAGTTTGGACTGATCTCATTAAAGAATATCCAGTAATGTTGTGCTCAAAATTTGAACAAAGATTAATTGATAAAATGGAATGGCCAGCATATGTACAAATGAAAATGGATGGCATGAGATTTAATGCAATTGTACTAGATGGTAAAGTAGAATATAGATCTAGAAATGGCAAAGAACTAAATTTATTAGGTTATCTTGATGATACTTTTATTAAAATGGCAAGTGTTATAACTGCTGCTGGATCAATTACGGTTGATTGTGTATTTGATGGAGAATTATTGGTTGAAGATGAAAATGGTCTATTGGATAGACAAACTGGTAATGGTATATTAAGTAAAGCAATAAAAGGTACATTATCTGACAAAGAAGCATCAATGATAATAGCAACAATATGGGATTTTATTCCCTATATGTATTTTATAGATGGATATTGTCCAATGGACTATTTAACTAGAATGAATAGAATTGAATATGTAGATGAAAAAGTAAGACCAGTTAGTTTTACTAAAGCATTTAATATAGATGATGTCAATAGAATCTTCCAAGAATATTTAGCACAAGGTGAAGAAGGTATTATCTTAAAAAATGCAAATTCATACTGGGAAGGAAAACGAGTAAAACATCAAATCAAATTTAAAGGTGAACTTGATTGTGATCTAAAAATTGTTGGTGTACAACCAGGTACAGGTAAGTATGAAGGACAGGTGGGTGCTCTTATTTGTGAGTCATCCGATGGTATATTAAAAGTAAATGTTGGGAGTGGATTAACAGATGAGAATCGTGAAACGTTTAAGGCAGAAGATATTATTGGCAAGATTGTCGCTGTCCGTTACAATGCTCGTATTAAAAACAAAGATGGTGATGAAAGTTTATTTCTTCCGATCTTTATTGAGATCCGTGAGGACAAAGATCAGGCGGATTCAAATGGGGATATAAAATAATGTTTATGTTTGATGTAGAAACATTGGGCGTTGAATCCAATTCAGTAATATTATCAGCAACTATTGTGCACTTTGATACTACAAATAAGCCTGATTATAAACATCTCTTGGCCAATGCTTGCTTTGTTAAGTTTAATGCCAAAGAACAGGTAAAGATTTACAAAAGAACAATGGATAATGATACCATGAATTGGTGGAATACTCAGCACGATTATATTAAACAAATTTCATTTTTTCCAAAGAAAGATGATTTGAGTGTCCATGATGGACTTACACAACTTAAAGAATATATTGACAAATATGATCCAAATAGAAAACAAACAATCTGGGCACGTGGTAATTTAGATCAAATGATTATAGCAAGTCTTTGTAGACAAGCTGGATTTGATGCATTATCACCTCATTATCTATGGCGTGATGTAAGGACTGCGGTTGATTTACTTACTGGTTCATCAAATGGATATTGTAATGTGAACTATGATGGATTTACCAGAGATGAGGTAATTAAACACCATCCGTCACATGATTGTGCATATGATTGTATGCAGTTATTATATGGAACACCGACAACAGATAAATAATAGGTATGTCTTCTCAAAAGGCAAGGCTTACAACCTATTATGGAGAAGATAATATGCAAAAGTATTTAGTACTAGTCCTTATTTTAATCTCAGAAGTTGTTTTTGCTGAATCAGAAATATATATGGCCAATCAAGCCGGCGGTGTCCTTACACTTACTCATCAAGAATGCACAATAGAAAAATATAAAGAACATTTCCCATGGCATGGTTATGGTACTGAAGCAAACGGTACAGTGCATGTAGGATGTTATCAAGTACCTGACGCACCAACAAAAGAAGAATTAAAAGATATACCACCTAATGTTAGTATTGTTCCAATTATTAATTTTGTTGATGGTGAAGATGGACAAGTATTTGCATTAAGAGCAGATTGGTTTGCATCAGATAAACCTGGGGAGAGTTTCTAAATGAAAAAATTTTTACTAATCCTAACATTATGGTCGTCTACGGCAATGGCTTTAGACCCATTATTGGTTATGCATTTATGGGATAATCTTAGAATTGTATTATCACAAGAAACTGAATGTGTAGGTAAACGATATCAATTCAAGGCATCAGCACAAAGAATGGATGGAATGTATATTCCTGGTTGCTGGTATATAATGAAAGAACACCCTGATATGGTACACATTGACTGGCAAAATGGTGATTATTCAGAATTACCTTTGGCAAAATTTGAAGAAATACACCTGGACAAATAAACAATTTACATTAATTGCTTTGCGTGATATAATTACATTATGACAAATTTTTATACTTCTGTGGTTCCGTACGGCAACTCGTTGCTTATTCGTGGCTACCGTGATGGTATTGCCTATAAAACCAAAACCACATTTGATCCTACACTTTATATCAATGCAAAATCTCATCATGAGCCATCCAAGTGGAAAACACTAGATGGTACACCAGTCCATCCAGTAAAACTTGGATCTATTCGTGAGGCTAAAGAATATGTCGAACGATACAAAGATGTACAAGGCTTTGATATTCATGGACAAAATCAATGGGTCTATCAATTTATTTCAGAATACTGGCCCAATGATGTCAAGTATGACTCTGAACTTATCAAAGTATTCTCACTTGATATTGAAACTGCCACAGAGCATGGCTTCCCAGATATAACTACCGCAAATGAGGAAATCCTGCTCATCACAGTCAAGGATAACCACCACAAGAAAATTGCCACATTCGGCACACGTCCATATACTAATAATAGATCAGATGTTACATACAAACTCTGCAATGATGAACAACATCTCCTTAAGGAATTTGTTATCTTCTGGCAGCAAAATTATCCAGATGTGATTACAGGTTGGAACATCTATGGCTTTGACATTCCATATCTAGTCAATAGAATCAAACGACTGCTTGGTGAATCGTTCGCAGAAAAACTTTCACCATGGAACATGATCCGTGACAAAAAAATCTATATGGCTGGCCGAAATATTATGGCATATGACTTTATGGGTATTGCCACTCTGGACTATCTAGACCTCTACAAAAAATTTACATATCAAAACCAGGAATCATATCGTCTTGATTATATTGCCAATGTGGAACTTGGTGAAAACAAATTGGAAAATAACTTTGATACATTCAAGGATTTCTATACTCAGGATTGGCAAAGGTTTGTGGACTATAATATACATGATGTGGAATTGGTTGACAAACTAGAGGACAAAATGAAATTGATTGAATTGCTATATACTCTGGCATATCAATCAAAAATGAACTACAATGATGTCTATTCTCCTGTTCGTATGTGGGATATGATTATCTATAATTATCTTAAATCAAAACATATTGTTATTCCAATGAAGGATTCAAATGGTAGCAAAGATGCTGCATTTGAAGGTGCCTATGTTAAGGATCCAATTATTGGTGCTCACAAATGGGTTGCCTCATTTGACCTGAATTCGCTATATCCACATCTTATGATGCAATACAATATGTCACCAGAAACACTTACTGATACCAAATTTGATGTTAATGTGGAATTATTACTTAACCAAACCCCCATTGATAAACATAAATTGGTTGACCTATCCATGGCAGCAAATGGTTGGTGTTATCGTAAGGACATTAAAGGTTTCTTACCTGCACTGATGGAAAAAATGTACAATGACCGGTCTAAATACAAAAAACAAATGCTTCGCACAGAACAAGAGTATGAAAAAACCAAGGATCAAAATTTGGTCAAGGAAATATCCAGGTTGAACAATCTCCAAATGGCCATGAAAATTGCCCTTAACTCAGCTTATGGGGCAGTTGGTAACAAATATTTTAGATACTATGACCTACGAATCGCAGAAGGTATTACACAATCTGGTCAATTATCTATTCGTTGGATGGCTAATAAACTCAATGAATTCATGAACAAAACATTAAAATCAGACAATAAGGATTACATTATTGGTATTGATACTGATTCAATTTATCTTACACTAGAGGATCTTGTTGAGCATACTTGTGCCGGTAAATCCACAAATGAAAAAATCAAATACATGGATAAAATATGTGAACAGGTATTTCAACCATTCATCGACAATGGTTATCAGGAATTGGCCACATACATGAATGCCTATGAACAAAAAATGTTTATGAAACGTGAGGTACTTGCTGACAAAGGTATCTGGGTTGCCAAAAAACGCTATGTGCTTAATGTGCATAACTCAGAGGGTGTACAATATGCCAAACCTAAGGCCAAAGTGATTGGTTTGGAAATGGTCCGATCATCAACTCCTGCTGTGGTTCGCGGTAAATTATACAAGGCCCTTGATATTATTCTACACCATGATGAATCTTCCTTACATCAATTTGTTAAGGATTTTAAAGAGGAATTTAATAAATTGTCTGTCGAGGATATTTCATTCCCAAGATCAGTTAGTGCAATTAGTGAATATAAAGGTGATGATGGTATATACAAAAAAGGTACACCAATCCATGTTCGCGGTGCCCTACTATTTAATCATTACATAAATAAATATAATATTACTAAAAAATATCAACCCATTACAAATGGTGACAAAATTAAATTTGTCTATGTGAAAAAACAAAATCCATTCAATGAAAATGTAATTGGTTATTCATCTAAACTTCCAAAGGAATTTGGTCTACATGACTATATTGACTATGATCTACAATTTGAAAAGGTCTTTCTTGATCCATTGCAAATCATTATCGAATCACTCGGGTGGCATGCTGAAGCGCAGTCTAATCTTGAGTTGTTTTTTGGTTAGTGCTTGCTCTGCACCAAGACCAATTTTTTACGAAGAACAATATAATGAGTATATAACCGGGCAATCATGTGGTTACAGAGAATATTCTGACTGGCCATGTATGAATGCAAATGGTTGTATTAAATTTGGTTACGATTATTAATTTTACATTAATTCAGTTTTATTATATAATGACACTATATTATGAATAAACATTTACTAGAAAGTTTTATTGATGTTGGCAGTGGTTTTTTTCTTACCATAGTTATTCAATTAACTATATTTCCATTTTTTGGTTTATATCCCACTATATTAGATAGTATTGGTATTACTATCATCTTCACAGTAGTCAGCATCACTAGATCTTCTCTATGGAGATGGTATTTTAAGAACTATACATGAGGAAAAGGAATGAACGCAGTGTTTGGGTACTATACAAATAATAAAAAAGTAAAAGATTTTATGAAGGCATTTGGGCAAGAAGTAAAAGATAAACCTGGTATGCCAAATGATGCGACTAAATATCTTAGAGTAGAACTTATTGAAGAAGAATTAGTTGAACTTAAAGATGCAATTAAAATGGGTGATATTGTTGAGATAGCAGATGCTCTTACTGATATATTATATGTTACCTATGGAGCAGGTCATGCATTTGGTATTGATTTAGATGAATGCTTTAGAGAAGTACATCAGTCAAATATGAGTAAACTTGATTCAGATGGTAAACCAATTTATAGAGATGATGGCAAGGTTCTTAAAGGACCATATTATCATGAACCTAACTTAGCAAAAGTACTAAATAGTAATGAGGAATATTAATGAATCCAATTTATCCTGTTTATATTATTTCAAAAGGTCGTGCTGATACAAGAATGACTTCCAAGACATTGGAGGAAATTAATGTACCATATCGTATCGTTATTGAAGAAGTAGAATATGATGATTATGCTGCAGTGATTGATCCTAAAAAGATTATTACACTGCCAAAAAACTTTAGAGAAGATCCAAAATATGCAATTAAAGATGATGTAAGTGGTGCCATTGGTGGTGGTATCCCTGCTCGTAACTTTGTATGGGAACATTCAATCGCAGAAGGTCACAAACGACATTGGATTCTAGATGATAATATTAGACACTTTTATAGACTTAATCGTAATCAAAAAATTAAAGTAGGTTCTGGTACATCATTTAGACTTATAGAAGAATTTACTGATAGGTATACAAATGTGGCAATGTCTGGTATGAATTATGCATTCTTTTGTCCAAAGACACAAAAACGACCACCCTACTATCTAAATACAAGAGTTTATAGTTGTATATTATTATCAAATGAAATCCCTCAACGCTGGCGCGGACGTTACAACGAAGATACTGACCTATCATTAAGGATTTTAAAATCAGGTAAACAAACATTGTTATTTAATGCTTATCTATGTGGTAAGGCAGCAACAATGTCAATGAAAGGTGGTAATACAGATGAGGTCTATGCTCGTGAAGGTGCTGATGACCAAGGTAAAGCATTTGATAATAGGTTTACATTTGCCAAATCACTACGTGATCAACACCCAGATGTAGTAGAAATTACACAGAAATGGGGTAGATGGCATCATCATGTTGATTATAGAAAATTTCAACGTGACGGAAATCTAATTAAAAAAGAAGGACTAAATATACCTAAAGGTATTGATAATAGAGGATGGAAACTAATTACATTGGATCCATCAAAAGTTAACATGGAGGAAGAGTATGACACAGACAACGAATAATTTATTTGTCTTAACTGGACAAGAAGAGGAACAAACACCCTATGAATGGGATGGCATGCCTGAATATATCCAAGAGGAAAAAGAGGCATATCATATAATGAAAGTTAGATTCAGAAATGATGAAGACATTGCAGAGTTTGCCAAACTGGTAGGGCAACCTCATATTAATATTAAAACAAAAGCAATATGGCACCCACAACTGGATAAAGAAAAAACTAGTCTTATGCAATGGATTGATGGAGAAGATGAATGAAGATTACAGTTGTAGGTTCTGGTTATGTTGGACTCTCTAATGCTGTATTATTGGCACAAAATAACGAAGTTACATTATTAGATATAGTCCAAGAAAAAATTGATATGGTGAATAATAAACAATCACCTATCCAAGATCCAATGATCGAAGAATTTCTTGCAAATAGACAATTAAATTTAGTTGCAACAATGGATAAAGTTGCTGCACTCTCTGATGCAGAGTATATTGTTATTGCTACTCCTACTGATTATTGCCCAGATCGACATTATTTTAATACAGAATCAATTCAAAATATTATACTGGATGTAATTGAATACAACCCAAATGCTATGGTTGTAATTAAATCTACTATTCCAGTCGGGTTTGTACACGAGATGAGACAGAAGTATAAATTTGACAATATAATTTTCTCACCTGAGTTCCTCCGCGAAGGTAATGCATTATTAGATTGTTTATACCCATCTCGTGTCATTATTGGTGACAAAGGAAATCGCGCAAAAGAATTTGCTGCTTTACTTGTTGATGGTGCAGAAAAACCTGTTGATGAAATACCTGTATTGTTTATGGGTGCAATTGAAGCAGAGGCAGTTAAATTATTTGCAAATGGTTATTTGGCAATGCGTGTGGCATTCTTTAATGAATTGGATATGTATGCCGAAAGTCTAGGATTAAATTCAGAAAGTATTATTCTTGGTGCTTCACTTGATCCTAGAATTGGTAATGACTATAATAATCCATCTTTTGGTTATGGTGGTTATTGTTTCCCTAAAGATACAAAACAACTTTTGGCAAATTATACTGTTGCAAAAGTACCTAATAATATTATTCAAGCAATTGTTGATTCAAATGATACCCGGAAAGAATATATTGCAAGTCAGGTACTTTCAAAAAATCCTAGCATTGTAGGTGTTTATAGATTGACAATGAAATCAGGTTCAGATAATTTTAGATCATCTGCTATCCAAGATGTGATTAATAATCTATTAAAACAAAATGCAAATGTTATTATCTATGAACCTACATTACCTGGTACATCGTTCCAAGGTTGTAAGGTGATTAAAGATATTAAACGGTTCAAGGATTTATCCGATGTCATTATTGCAAATAGAGTTGAAACTGCAATTGCAGATGTACAAGATAAAATTTATACACGAGATATATTTCTTAATAATTAATTTGAGGTGATTATATTATGAAAAGTGGTTTATATGTAAATTCTACAAAAAAACTTACTAACAAAATTATTAATATATTTAGAGTTGGTCAATGTGTTGATTATGATCATAGATATAGTAACCATAAATCATCTGATCCAAATCTTAATGGAACTTATAAATTTTTAGTAATGGAATCTGAAAATGAAAGAATAAGATTAGAAAAAAAATTATTTAATGAATTAAAACAATTTCATATACATGATTCATTTTATCAGGATACCATTCAGAGTAGAAAAATAATTGATAAATTTATTGAAAAAGAAAAGTTATTAGTTGAACAAAAGAAAAATAAATCACAAGATAATATGATTTCAACATTAGATGGCCTGGTACCTTGGAAAGATAATATACCTAATTGTGCATTTTTACCAAGATACAAAGCAGCACCAATATTAAATACAAATACACAAAAAGGAAAAACTCGGTATAGAACATATAAGGGCAAACCAATTTCAGATACAGCTTATAAACTCATTCTTTCAATTAAAAAAGATACACAAAAAGAAAATAATTGTACAAAATTAAATGTTTAGTATATAATACATTATTATGAGGAGAAATAATGGCTAGAATACTTGTTACTGGAGGTGCCGGTTTTGTTGGATCGCATCTCTGTGAAAGATTGGCAAATGATAATGAAGTTTGGTCAATTGATAA